TACTAGTTCCTAATATGCCTAGTAAGCGGTGTCCCCAACCTCCGCACGGATCGTAAATTGTTTTAACACTAAAATCATTTATAAATTTTTTAAACCATAGAGGAGAAAAGTGCGAATACCCGTAGTGTAGCCCTGATATTTTGAACCCACGAAGTATTTCACCTTGTGTTATCTTGTGTATATTTTTTTGTAAATATTTTTCACGGTTTAATAGCAGCTTTTTAGCTATTTTTTTATTAGTATAGAGTTCTCTTTCTTTTTCGTAAAAATGCTGCTGAAAGGTGAGTATGTTTCGATTATAAACTGGTAGTGTATCGTAGCTGCCAGGTGCTTTTAGCAATGTATCTAGTTCAATTTGTCTCTGCTTATCGGTATAAAATATGCGTGGTTCAATTTTAATTTGTTTGAGAGTGCGTTGGTATTGTTTAAAATATTCTCTCTTTTGAGGATCATAAGGCTTTCGAGGCAGATTTTGTTTTATAAGAGAATATTTTTTATTTTCTTTTTCTAGTGTCTTCTGTCGATGATCAGGGTCTGACCAATAGCGAATGGTATCCGGGTATATTTTAAAATGTTTAGCTGTTTTTGTAATACCGTTTTGTTTGTAGTACTTTAGTACAGATGTTTTAAATTCTTGTGTATATGCCATTATGATGTAATTTTATTAGACTTCTTGAGGTTTTCTTCTTTCCAAAGTGGTTGAAGATTGGTGTAATGAAAGCATTTTTTGAGCTCTTCCTCTTTAGTTAAGTCAAAAGAAGAGCAAGGAATAATATGATCAACGTGCCACTCTTTTCCATAATTTTGATCTGTCATTCCTGGCTTATACTGTTTACGGAGATGTTCTGCTAGCTCGTCCCGGCTACACCCAAGCAATGCCTGTGTTTTAATAGTCTTTTTATTTGCTAAACCGTTGTAGGCTTTTTTAAGCTGTTGGTAAACATACACTCGGGTATTTTCAAGTATTTTAAAGGCCATATCCGTCTCTTTACGGTGTTTGATTTTATTTTTAATTTGCTCTCTGTTGAGTGCCCTTCTTTTCCGATCATACTCCCGAACGTGCTCAATATTGTTAAGTCTCCACTCTTTGGTCTTTTGATATCTCTCTTTTTTAAACTCAGGATCAGTATTCATCAATGTTCTATACCGAGTATTAACACTATAATATAGCTCTTTATATTTTTCAGGGTTTTTTTCTTGCCACTTCTTATTTGCCTCATTAGATCTTGTGGTTATTTTTTTTCTATAAACAGGGTCAACCCACGACCTAACAATATGAAAACCTATTTTAGGGTACAGCTCTCTAACCTTTTTAACAGTTGCTTTAAGATCTTTACAGTTATTGTAATAATTTACAATATTATTTTTAAATTCTTTGGTGTACTTGTGTCCTACTTTACTCATACCTATTAATAAACCTTTAAAAACATAAATCTATAGACTATCTATACATAATTATGTATTACTACTATAATTTTGCAACCTATTTTTAAGTTTTTTGGTTACTATAAATTAAAAAGAAACTCCCGGCTTTCACCGGGAGTTCTTTGAATTTGTTGAGGGCTGTAACCTCTTGTATTAGAGGTATGTAGCTGCTTGACCTGGTACGAACGATTGACCAAGACCTGTGCAGATTACCATGTGGTAGTAGAGCGAAGCGCCAAAGATATGATCCACCACTCCGTAGCGGGTCAAGAGACCAACACGAGGTGAGAAGTCATTTGGGCCAATTGTTCTTTGTACCATTACAGGGATGTACGGACAGTACACGATACCTGTATCATAATATTCTGGGCCTTTGTAACCTAACAGAGCATAGTCAACAGTTGTGGCGCGGCCTGTGCTGTAACCAGCATTGGCGTACGACTGTGTTGATTGTGCTTCTGTGCGTGTGTCACGATAGATCTGGAAACGGCCACCTACTGAACCCACTTTAGCGATGCCGACAGGTGCTGTGTTAACATTACCTGTGACGGGCTGCCATGTGAAGTTAGGAAGTGTTTCGAGGATTGCGCAGATACGTGGTGTAGCGATGATGAAGTTAGCAGCGCCACGACGGTTGCGAACAGCAACGCGGTTTGCTTCAACAACAATTCTGTTGTAGAAGTCACGGGCACGCTCACCTGACCAACGGCCGTCAGCTGAGATAGCTGACCATGTTGAATAACCGACGCCAGCGCCAGCATTCAAGCATGTTTGGATCATACGAGCAATCATTTCACGGTCGATCTCAGCTTGAATTTCATATGACATAGCATTTGTCAATTCAGCGTCGATGTCGATACCGTTCATGTTCTTCAGATCTTGTTCGAGTTCAACAGACCACTTAGCAGCGAGGCGGCGTGTGCCAGCTTCAACTGCGGTCTTTTCAAAGGCAACAGTGACTTGAGGGATCTTTGAGGTCAGCTCAAACTGAGAGAGAAGAGCGGCTACACCGGAGTCTTCGACCAAGCCGTTGAAGGCTGTGCCGGAAGCACCGAGACCTGAAAGCTTAGCACTGGATGTACCAGTGAAGGCTGTGTTCAGGTAGTTATAACCGATTTCTTTACCGTCAGAGATTGCTGTGTTACCACTAAATGCACCAGCACTGTTTGAACCGTCGCCAGCTTGTGAGCTATAGCCAAGAGCGTCGCTCTCGTATTTATAGCGCATTGCGAAAGCCAATCCAACAGGGCCTGTCATGGGCTGTACACCAACGATCTCATTTGTGATGAGCTCGGGGAATGTACGGCGGATCATGGGGATCAGGACCTTAGGAAGGCGGTAATCGCCAGTAGCATAGGTATCAGTGTTAGGAATGCCAGGAAGAGCACCGGCCGGATATGAATTCGGACCGAATACGCCACCTGCAGTGTTTGACTCAAAGCACCACTTCTCTTGGTTTTCCAAGAGAATGGCTGTATTCAAACGAGTGTGCTCGTCTGAGATAGCAGCAACTTTGTCTGAGGTGTAATCCAGGACTGGAGTCCACTTCTCAACCAAAGCTTCGGCCTTTGTCTTATCGATATGCAGAAGTTCCATAGTTATTAATTTCTCCTTATAGAGTTTTTTCGACCTTAATGTGAGTATGAAACGGACCTTAGTGTCTAAGTTTTAGCTTAGAACCGTCCAACTTTTTCATCTCATTCAGATATCCGCCAACAGGTGAAGCACTTTCAACTGCTGGTGTAGAAATAGCTTCTACTAATTGTTCTGCTTCAGGGCGGTCAACGGCCTCAACGATCCGCTTTGCGACCTTCTCTTTAGCATCTTCAACTAGTTCGGAAGTTTCTTTCTCGAACATCTCAACTACGTACTGATAGTTCTCTTGAATATACTCAGGCGACTTGCCTTTGAGTAATTTACTAACATATGCCTTTGTTGCCTCGGGCATATCTTTTGTCTTTTCTTCAAGCAAAAGTTTGGCTTCAACAGACTGAACTCTTGCGTTCAATGTTGTATTAGCTTCTAGTGCTTCATTCAATTCCTTCTTTAAGGAATCAATAGTTGTTTTACCATCAATAAGAGCTTCTTTGATCTCTTGATTGATAAATTCTTCGTTAATACCAACAAGCTTACGAATTTCATCGAGAACTTTGCGTGAGCGGATGTTTTCAACAGCTTCATTTACTTGCTGTGTAGGTACTACCTTTTCGAGGTAGAGATCCATATAATTGGAAATTTCTTCTACCAAACGTGAGCGGAATGACTCAGCTTCTTCTGTAAGAGCTGTTTCATATTTTTCTACAACAGCTTCAAGCTTGGCTGTGTGGTCTTCGTCGATCTTTGTAAGAACGGCTTTAAGCTTTTGAGCGTGATCAAAATCAATTGTCTCGACAAGCTTTTGTAACTTAGCTGTGTGATCAGTATCGATTGACTCAATAAGGTTTTGAAGCTTTTCAGCATGATCTTCATCGAGCTTAGTTACGGCTGCTTCTACTGCGAGCTCAGCTCTCTGTTCAGCTTTCTCATTTACTGCTGTTTCGAAAGCTTCGTGTACTGCGGTTAAGGTCTCTTCTGTGATGAGATCTTTGAACTGTTCTTTGAGAATTGATTTGAAGTCCATATTTGTTGTATATTTATTTATTCTAAATGAGTTAATTTTCTTCTTGATTTATGCTGGAACGAATTTTATTTTTAATCTTTTCTTCGACAGCATTTTGTAATGTCTGTTGAGCTTGAGAGTAATCTTTATTAGCAATACTACCAATAAAGCTTTGAATAGTCTTTTGTTCGTCTTGTGTCATATATGTAATTATTTACCAAACCCTAATTTGCCCATAAATTTTTGAAATCTGGATTGTGGTTTAAAGGGTTTAATTTTATGTGCTGGCTGAGATTGAGTGGGGGTTGATTGAGTTTGTGTATTTTTTGCTTGTTGTTTTAAAATGTTTGAAACTTCATTACCTAAGCGGTGAAGCCCTAAGTACATTCTGTCGTTCGGATTTGTAATATATTTTTTAGCTAACTGCTCAGCAGCTGCTACAATCTGATCAGGGGTACTTTGAGCTGTTAAATTAAGATCTTTTTTATCCCACGGATTTGAATTATTATAACGCTCTAAGAATTGTTTAGGATCTTTAAAGGTAGCTATTACTTGTCGTTGTACATCACTTTCCCATTGCTGCCACGAAGATTGACGCTCTCTTTCTTGTTCTTGCTCTCTTGTTGGAGCTGTTCTATAATCAGGATGTACATCTTCAATGTCTCCATATTGATTACGAACTTCAGGGCTTGCTTCTACAATTTTTTGATAGGCTTCTTCTAAAAGTATTTGATCTTTCTTTTTCATGTTAATGCTTATCCCAATTTAATTTTGTTAATGAAACTAATCAAGGCCTCTCTTAAGAAAGAGTCAGTGCCATGTTTAGGCATTACAGAAAGAGTTTCTTTAAGTTGTGCTTGAGCAGCTGCTGAGCACTCAACAATAGTACCATCAGGACGAATCATATACTCTCTTGACTCCATGACAGACTCAAGCATAGCATTCTGTACTGAAGGTTGATGTACTACGTCAAGACAGATAAGATGGAAATTTGAAACGTGTTTGGCATCTGAAGTTTCGTTGATGTTGCCGAGAGCACGTGAAGAGATGCCCATTTTAATTCCATCGGTAATAAGCGACTTAAGAAGTAAGCCCATAGGTGTGTTTAGTACTTGTGACTTACCCATAAAGTAATTACCGTTTTGTTTTAATTCTGTAACCAAGTGACAGGCATTAACAGGGTTAACTTCTGTTGATTGCGGGTGATTCATTTCACCGATAGCACGACGGGACTTGACCATCTCATCAGTGTAACGATTAACCTCTTTAACCATCTCATCTAGTTTGTAGATGCGACCGTTTTGATTTTTTTGCTCGGCCATTAAGAATGGTCCGGTGATGTAGAGTTTTTGTTCTCCTTGGCGGTTTTTCTCCTCGATCATGAAGTCGAGACCGTCGTGGATATCTTCAACTAAGAATTTAAGTCCCATATGTTTCTATTATTTAATCTACTAGACTGTCATTTCTACCCTATATATTGTGTAGGTATAAGGGCAACCTGTGTATAGTCAGTGGCTTTTGGGAACACATAAACTTTTGTGTTACCTTCAGCGTCAATATCAGATCCGACATGTGTTTTATCAAAGTCTTGTTTAAGAGCGCAGTGAGCTGTTTTAAATTCCATACCTCTATTTGTTGCTTGTCTGAGTCTTTCAAGAAAGCCATCTAAATCAGCAAGCCATAAAACATACTCATAAGGCCCGGTATAAGGAACAGCGTTTTGGGCTTGTTCATTTACTGAAATTTTTTTATAAGCTTCGGCAATTAATTTTTGATCTTTTAACATGTAATTATTTATATTAATTTGATTAAATATTGCCAGTATGTTTACAGCACTATTAGCCTTTACAGCACTCTTGGTAGCAGGATGTGCAGCTTATTTCTCAGTACTTGGTATCGCAACTTTATTTTCCGGGCACTTTTGGTCGGTTGTTATTATGGCCGGTTCTTTAGAATTAGGCAAATTAGTCTCTACTTCTTTCTTATATCGTTATTGGAAGAAAGTAGTTTGGTTCTTAAAAATTTATATGATATCAGCTGTATTGGTGCTCATGGGTATTACATCCCTTGGTATTTATGGTTATCTGTCTTCTGGTTACCAGGTTAATGCTGGTAAGACCGAACTCATCGACAATAAAGCATCCCTTATTGTACAACAGAAAGATAATGTTACAAAAGAAATTGAACAAATTAATGCACGTATTAGTACATTAAATGAAGCTCGTAAGTCTCAAGAGGCTCGTTTACCTTCTATGTCTCGTCTTGCAGCTCGACCTGTTTATGAAGACATGGCAAGAGCTGCTGAAGAGATTAAAGGTTTGACAGCTCGTGTTCAAGAACTTCAGACCCTAGTGTTTGAAAAGGATAATGAACTTATTGTTTTAAAGTCTGAGGGTAATGAAGTACATGATATAGGTACTTTTAAATTTGTAGCTGAATCTGTTGGTTTACCTCTTGATACAGTTGTAAAGATTTTTATCTTAATAATTGTTTTAGTATTTGATCCGTTAGCTGTTGCTTTAGTTCTTGCTTATAACATTGCAAGAGGTGGTTCAGTATTAAAAGAAACTAAACAAAAGCAATTACTTGTAGACGAGCCGGTACCTGCTCAGACAGTACCTCAAACAAGAACAAGAATTATAGAAGAGACTATAGAAGAGGTAATTCCGGGTTCAGAAAAGACTAGAAAATATACCTCAAAGACCTAAGTGTTTCAAGCATTGCCCAGTGACTTCATTATTTCGTTAAATTTTTGTTGAAATTGAGTTAACTGTTTACCGAGCTCAGCCATACCTTGTTGTATTTGCTGAGTGTTTTGAGCTGGTTGTTGGTTGGGGGTAGGTTGAGTTTGTTGTGCCTGCTGAGCTTGAGATTGTTGAGTCTGAGGTGTTTGTTGAGTTGTTTGACTGGGGTTTTTTGCTGCAGCGTATTGTGGGCTGCTTTTCCAAGCCTGTAACGAATTAAATCCTGCTGCTTGTAAGCGTTGTTGCTGTTGCTGAGGTGTATTACTTTGTTGAAATCTTTTTTCTCCTTCTGGTGTTAACGGTAAACCTGTATTGCTATCAAAAGGTTCATTTCCCGTTTTTTGTCGTGGAGCTGCCGGGTTTGTTCCTAATTCTTTATTCCATTGATTTTGTATGTATTGCTGCAATTGACCGCGCATCTGTTGTTGCATGGGATTAGCTTCCATAACAGATTGATAGTTCTCAGCTAAATTTTTTTGATCTTTATTCATTATTTATAAGTTGTCTATATAACTGATCAAATTTTTTTGATTCAAACCAAGAGCGATCATTTGCACCACTACCTTCATTGTACCTGCCTCCTTTTTCGCAACCACTAATTAAATCTAAAAGCTCTTCATCTTTCAACATTACAGGGTTATATATTTCTAGACTATTCATTATATCATCCCCGTAACCGATAGACATTCTAAAGTCTTGTTTGTTCCTATAGTTATCTAAAACATAATTTTGAACATCTTTAACATTTTCAATATCGTAGCCAAATGTAAATACTTTTATAGGTTTCATTGTATTATTTATTATAAGCCAAGATGTTTCTCAGTCAAGATTGAAAAGGAGTAGCCTTTTTTTTCGCACCACTGCTGTGCACTATCCCACTTTGCTCTATTTTTAACATACTCTGCTTGCCGTCTAAGCAACGATCTGGTATTTTTTCCGGGTTTAGGTGGCATGGTTTGAATAGAGGGTTTAATTTCTATTAGAAATTTTTTAAGAGTTCCATCTTTTGTTTTAAGTGTAACGTTAAAGTCTACAAAGTAACGAGATACTTTTCCAGTAAGAGGGTTATGATAGGGGATAATAACAGACTCTGAGCCCCATTTTATTACTGCAGGGTTATGGTCACACCATCTGCAGTATTTAAGTTCATAGGAAGATCTCCATAATATCGGAAACGTACCTACATATTTGTCTGGGTTCTGAGGCTTAAAGATGCCTTGTTTAAACTTTCGATTACGTTTAGGTCTTATCGTGTTCATACAATTTAAAAAGTTCCTCTTTAGTTATAGAGCATTGTTTATGTTTCTTTAAATTATCCTTTTGTTCAAGCATTTGTAAATTATATTTTGATGCTATTATTTCACATGGTATTTTGTCTATAAAACCTTGCAATACACTATATTTGTGATCTATGTGATATAAACCAGAACCAAACCCTCTTTTTAGTTTTGTAGGGTTTATTATGTCTTTGTATTTTTTGTAAGTTTGTTGTGTTAGATAAGTTACCTCGGCTCTATAGTCTTTAAAAAGAGTTAATACCTCTCTTTGGTTTTTAAGCTTCATTGTTTGTGCTCGCTTTTTAAAAATTTTATTTTTTTCTTCTTCTGTGGCATTCTCCCACCATTTATGAGCCCCTGTTTTAAGTAATACTTCTTTAACGAATTTTTTCTTGTCTTTTAAGGAAAGTCTGTTTAACCAGCCAAATTTTTCTTTTCTTTCTTGTTCTGTTAGTTTTGCAGTATTATTTTTTCTTGTATTAGAAATTTTTTGTCGGTATTCTATTTTTTCTTGAGGTGTTCTATTAGCATGCTTATTCTTTAAATTATTTTTAACCTTATTAATATAAATTTGATACTTATTTGGGTCATTTTTTAAATTTTGTTGATGCATTATACCCCCGCATTTATGACTACAAGTTTTTTTATAACCATCTTTTATATTAATAAATTTAGTAGCACTATTGCATATAACACAACCACTATAACAATTATTTAAAATATACTGATTGTAATATTGTTGACTTGTTATTTTATGTTGATGTTTTATATGCTTAGCAAAAGACAGAAAGTTTTTAAACCACTGTTTACAAATACAGCACACAAGACTTACTTCTCGCGGTTCACAAACTAGCATTTCCATCTTCTTCTTGCTGCACAACCTCTTGTATCTTTACCTGCACAGCCGCCAGCTGGTATCCAAGCTTTACTTCTTGCACAAAAACTTTTTCTACGTTTAGAAGCTTTAGAACCTTTTTTAACTTTTCCGGTTACAGGGGCTTTAAGATTAGAGCCAGTAGCTCGATTATATTTTGCTCTACCCTTAGCAGTTAAGCCACCTCCACGGCTTACAGGTAATTTTTCTCCGCGTTTGATAGATAGACTAGGGGCTTTCTTTTCTTCAAGTATTTCTAATACTGTATTATTGAAGTCCATAATAGTAATTATCCAATAAAGAACATAGCACCAGTTACATCTTCGTAAGTGTTCTTTAATTCGTTTTCTAGAGTATCTCTTTCTTGTATACCTTGAGACATAAAATCTGAATAGTTA